TTTTTAGGAGGAGGATTAGGTTTTGGATTATCTCTTGTTGGTACGGCTATTGGCTCTGCGATAGAGAAGTTTGACAAATTAAATGAAAAAATTGCTGTTGCCAATGGAAGAATGAAGGCAATGGGTTTTGAGTCGGGATTTACAAGACAAGAAATAGAAAAGATGGCTAAATCATTAAAGATAACTAAAGACGAAGCTGTTCAAGTTGCGAGTACTTTTGCACGTTTTGGGAAAGAAAGAGCATTAACGTTTGGAGGATTTTTTGGAGCAGATACGGCTGGATTTGATGCTGTCGCAAAGGTTAGAGATCAAGCAAGTGCTTTGGCTGCTATACAAACACTTTCTAAAGATATAAGTTTTGAAAAACAAAAAGAATTGATTGCTTTAGTAAGAACAAATACGGCTGTTCAAATACAAATCAAATTGCAGACAGTTTTATTAGAAGTACAAAAACTAAAGCAAATGGAATTAATTAAAGAAATAGGTTTACGAGAAAGAATACTTAACGTAATAAGACGTACTTGGAATGTTATTGCTCAATTTACTACTCCTGGTTTAATGATTGCTGGCGAAACTCCTGCTCAAAGGGTTGCCAGACAATTAAAAGAATTAGAAGAAAACTTTGCAAAAACAAAAGCATTAATAGATGGTGCAATGGCTGAAATTGGTAGTGTTGATACTAGTATCGATTTAATTAGTAATTTTGATAAATTACCTGAAGTTATTCGTCAGACAGAAGCTGAACTTATAAAATTAAAAGACCCAATGTTCCAAGTGATTGAAGCTTCAAAAGCAATAAGTGGAGCATTTAAGGAATCATTTAAAGGAATAATTAGTGGAACAATGAGTGTTCAAGAAGCATTTGCAAGGATGTTCCAACGTATTGCAGATCATTTCTTAGATATGGCAGCACAAATAGCTGCTACTCAGTTACAGAAAGGGATACTAAGTATGTTTTCTAAGTTTGGTAGTCCTTCTGTAGGAACTCAGGTAGGTGATATGATTGGAACTTTTGGAGAAGGAGGGCATGTCGCAAATGGCATTAAATCTTTCTCTACAGGAGGTTTAATCACCAGACCTACTATTGGCCTCATAGGAGAAGCGGGAGAAGATGAATACATTATTCCTGCTTCTAAGATGTCAGGGGCAATGGAACGTTACTCAGCAGGTGCTAGAGGTCAAGCAGTCATCCCTGGTGGTGGAACGGTTGCTTCTGGTAGTGGTGTTAGTAGTTCTCCTACTGTTGTTAATTACACAGGGCCAGTATTATCGTTTAACTCTGAAGCTTATGTTCCTAAATCTGCTATTCCTGAAATCATTAATAGTGCTGCAAGACGAGGTGCTCAAGAAGGAGAATCAAAGGTCTTTAGCAAACTTAAAAACTCTCGTAGTCAACGTTCCAGAGTAGGTTTATGACAATTACAACACTTGTAACATTTATTCGTTTAACAAACGCAAAGGGAGAAGTAGAAGATGGATTTTTGTATCAAAATGGAAAACGTGATGATGTTTCTAAGTCACTAATAACTGATTCAAGAAATATTGATACTGTTGATTATGTCAAAGATGATGAAAATGCCATTTTATATCAATCAAACAATGCAAAAGCAGCAGAACCAGAAATTCCAGCAGAAAATTATTATTATCTTCCTTTTCTTTATCAAGGTGCCAGTAAAAATAGAAGTGGCGATAACCTAGAAGCTGCCTTGGTTTTTGCTAATAATATTTTGGCAATGAATAGAGCCAGAGAAGTTGTAACAAACAAGTGGCATGTAGAAGTTAGTGTTTGTGTTGTTAATCCTGAAACAATGGTTCCAACAAGAACATTAACGAGTGATACATGGTTAGCAGCTTCTTTGTCCTATGACAGCGAAGTGATTGAGGTTCTATTATCTTCTGCTATTGATGCCGTTGGATCTAATGCTCCCAATCGTATTTTGACCAGTGCTGTTGTTGGTGCGTTACCGACAAGTAGTCAAATACAAAATATATGAATCCTATCTATTTAATAGGGATGCCATATCGTTTAGGTGCTGACCCTGAGAAGCATCGTGCGGCTGATTGTTTAACATTATCAAAAGCAGTTCTAAAGCATTACGGTATTAAAAGTCCTTGTCCTACTAGAGATTGGTATAGACGGTTAAGGAAAAATGATTACTCAATTTTTAGGGAACAGTTAGAGTTATGGGGAATCAAGACAGAACGTCCTAATATAGGTACTGTTGGCCTATGTAAATCCGAGAGGGGATATGGATTGGCAGTTTATTTCGAGGAAGGATGGCTGAACATAACTTCATACGAAGGGTCGGCGGTGACATGGAACCCCGTAGAGGCATTACAAGTCGAAGAGTTTTATTGCCCCAAGAAGTCGAACTATGTAACCTCTTAGGTTTATCAGAAGAAGAGTATTGGTTTTTTGTAGATAAGACAGAAAATTATAACGGTCAAAGATCAGAAGCTTACGATTTAATCCCTAATATAAGGATGGACCCCACATCCATATTAGTCCAGCTTGCTATAGGAATTGTTTTAACGGTTGTCTCTTATTTGATGACACCAAAGCCAAAGCAACCAAAAACTCCTCCTTCATTAAAAACAGCCGATCAATCTGGTGTTAGACGATTTGCTCCTCAAGCAGGTTTTGGTTCAGTTCAGGAATTAGCAAAGTTAGGTGAAACAATACCTCTTGTTTTTACTAAAAGAGAAAACGGGCATGGTGGCATAAGAGTTAATACAAAACTGATTTGGTCACAGATGTTAAGTCAGTGGACAGGTCAACAGTTAAAGGCTTTATTTTTAATATCTAATGGAGAAATAGAAGAAGAGCCAGATTTTGCTGGTTACGCTATCGGTGAAACAACATTAGCTAACTATTCAAATTCAAAAATAGCTTTATATAGCAAGTTAGGAGGAGGACGTATTAAAGAGTCGGATAGATATGAAGACCAAGGCTCTTTGCCCCAACAAGGATTAGAGATAGAGAACCCTGTAGAAGATGTTTTTTCTGTTATTTGGACAACAGAAACATGGAAACCTAATGTGATGTGCGGAACAAGATCACCAAGAGTACAAAGTCAATTTGGTGCGTTTTCTCCAATGGCTAATGCTATGAGATTTATGGTTCCCTACGAACTGGTATTGGTAGGAAAAAATTTAAAACAAGACAATAAAGATGATTTATATAAAAAAAGAACCAAAATCGCAACAGCTTTTCCTCGTTATGCAGCGATAACAGCCCCGCCTGAATCAGACGGCAGTGTAGACAGTCGAGTTACTTATACAATTTCCTCTTTAAACCCTGCTCTGGAAGAGCATTTTGATGATGAGTTTGATCCTTGGGGGATGGAAGATGTTAAGTCTTCTGTTGATGCTGATCGTATTAATGCAGATAATAATTTAGCAATAGGAGATTCTTATTTAATTGGTTCGGCTCTTGCCTTTTGTGAAAACGTTACCTATACACAAGATGCAAAAATATGGATTCCAGACACAGAAACCACAGTTACAGCAACATTTAAAATTACAGATCAAGGGATTGTTGATCTAGCTAAAACTGTCGATCAAGCTCATCATCCTTACGAATTAACTGTTATTCAAAGGGCAGCTATTGGTACGATTTCTAATAATATTAATTGTGATGTTACTGAAATAGGCATTAAATCAACTGTATGGAAACAGATTACAGGTTTTGCTAATGTTAATAGTCATCCAGGTCATGTTAATTATGATCAACCAGGTACAGTCAAAAACTATGAAGATGATGATGGTAATATTCAGCTAGGACAATTATCTAAGTATGTAAAACGATATAGCTTTTTTCATTTAGAAGCACGTATTGCAGGACAAAACCCTCCAGCTAGTTGGACTAATATTGATGGTGGAATACCTTTTGCTGTAAGAGGAACAGCTCCTCAACCACAATATAATTTTGTAAGAATTGTCCATAGCCGAGCTAATCAATATGAATTTAGATTTGTACCTTATCCAGGTAATTTAGTGCAACGAAATTTACAAAATAATGCCTTAATGATGATTAGACTATTTCAAAAAAGTATAACAAGTGAAGTTGCAGGTCAGGGAACAGGATTTACTGTTTACTACTCAGGAAAATTAACAAATTTAACAGGTAATCAGGCTAGTAATTCTGAATGGTATTTAGGAGAATTGCCTGAAGTAACAAGTGAAAATTCAATTGTTATGAGTTTCATTGAGGATAAACAAGGAGAAATCCCAGTTAGTACAGGATGGCAATTAGTCGAAGAACAAAATTACGCTAAAGGAGGAAGAGGTAATCTTCAAGTTTTATCTGGTGCTTATTTCCATAGACCTTATCAAAAGAAAGCAGGAAGAAATGGGTACAACATTAACCTTCACATGTATTACAATGGCGAAAAAATTGGTCAAATAAATAAACATTATAGAGGTTCAGTAAATAACAAATGGGCTAGTGATAATTTATGGCCTAGAGATATAACTGAGATTCTTGATAATGAAATTTGGTCTATAGAGAAAGATGGTTATCAATACAGAACTGGAGAGATTAATTCAGGTAGTACAGATTTTTGGGCAAACTCAACGGATCAAAAGTTTTCTGTTAAAAAATACCAATGGGATGATGTAACTGGTGCGTTTACTCAGACAGATAATGTTGCTACGACAGTTATTTCTGGGGTTGATCTTGCAAGTAGAAGTCCTAGTGGATTAACTCTTACAGTTAATGTTTACAATAACAATCCTTATGGTGTTTCTTGGCAGATAAAAAATGGAGGTTCAGGATATGCATCAGGTGATGTTGTTAGATTTACTGTTCCTGGTAAAGGATCAACAACCATAGATACGGTAGTTTTGACAGATAGTGGATCATTAGTTACTGATGCTCCTTGGCCTGAAGGCAGAAATTTAAACCCTTACGATGCTGTTGCTGATTTCATTAGATATGATGCAGAGCGTTCCAGTCATTTAGATGGTCCTGAACATGAAATTGCATATTGCAATGAGCATGTCTTAAAAAGTGATATTGATTACGATAGTTTGGCATGTGCAGGATTAAGGCTTAACAGTTCAAAGGAATGGAACTCTTTTTCTCAGTTATCTGCTTACGTTAAAAAAGGAATTAAAGTTGAGCGTTTAATTGATGGTGGAGAAGGAGCAACAAACTTATTCCCTGAGATTGCTTATGCCTTGTTAACTGATCCAACAATCGGTGCAGGTGAATTAATTGGAGAATTATCTGTTGATAAAGAACGAATGAAAACTGCTGCACAGTTTTGTAGAGCAAATGGATTCTTTTGGGACGGTGTTATTACTGAAAGCCAAAATTTAAGAGAGTTTATTTTTCAACAAGCTAGTTTTTGTTTATTAGATTTTACGATTTTAGCTGGAAAGTTTTCTTTAGTTCCTGCTGTTCCTTATAACAAAACAGATTACACAATTGATTATTCAGCAAATCCACCAATTAAAGCACTGTTTACTGATGGCAATATTAAAGATTTAAAGGCCACTTTTTTAAGTCCAGAGGAACGTCAAATTTTCCAAGGTCGAGCTATGTATCGACATGAAACAGAAAATGGTTTCCCAGAAACAAAAGTAATTGAAAAAGGTTTATCAATAGGTAGTCTTGATGATCCTATCGAAACATTTGATTTATCTAATTTTTGTACGACAGATGATCATGCTGAAAAATTTTTAAAATATGCTTTAAGAGTTAGAGAATTGGTCGATCATGGAATTAAATTTTCAACAACTCCACAAGCAGCAATGCACTTAGCACCTGGAGAATATTTTAGATTATTTTCTGAGTCAACACATACCAGTCGATTTGAAAATGGTTCAATCGCTTCTGATGGAACGGTTCAATCCATAGGATTAGATACTTTAACTGATGTAGATATTTTCTATTGGAGGCCAGGAATGCTAGAAGTTAAACCTGCAAAATTAACAGTAACAAATGGCAAAGCTAATGATGCTACCTTAAATAATAGTGTTTTCACAGTTCAAAAAACAAACACTTCAGACCGTGTTTATAAAGTCGAGTCATTAAGTTATGGAGAAGAGGGTTTAATTGAAATCGCAGGAAGTCATGTACCATTAACAGCAACTGGTTCGCTAGCTATTCTGAATTGGGACGATAGTGACTTTACGTAATGACTGATAGGCCTTTCCCTCAAAACATCGCTCCGAGTAGTCGATCTTTTACTCCCGGTGAATATCCTCAGACTGTTTTTGAAGCTCAAAACGGTGCAAAGAGTATTATTCGTTATGGAAATAAACCTGTTAACTCAACGTTGACATTGGGTTTTACTAATGTGTCCGACGGGGATGCTGTACTTATTCTTTCAAACTATAACGATGTAAATAGTGACTGGGATTATGTCACTTTTGATAGTTCAAACGGATTGCAAGGTGTTGATAATGTATTTTTAAAGATTCACATGAGAACAGGTTCGGGTAATGGTCTAAAATGGAGATATTCTGCACCTCCTAGCGTAACAAGTGTCCAACCTGGTATAAATAATGTCACTTGTTCTTTTGTTGCTTGTCTCGATGGGGACTAGAATAAAGCAAAGGTTTTTTAATTAAGGCAGATGGCTGGTTTTTACTCAGGTCAAGATGGGCGTTTAATCGTAAACGATAGTACCGTTGCAAAAGTACGTTCTTGGTCTTTTACTGCCAATCAAGCTGTTCTTGAAACCAGTTCTTTAGAAGATACTGATCGGACATTAATCCCTGGAATCAGGAGCGTTACAGGTAGTTGCAGTCTTTACTACTATCAAGAAAATGCTGGAGGAACAACAGATACAGGCACATTGCTATCTAATTTAATTACTGCTAACAGTGGAAGTGGAGGAGAGCAA